GCAGGTTGAATATTTTCTCTATAAGCTCCATCGAATAATATTCCCATTGCGAGTAATATCATTTTATCATTTTGTGGATTATATGTTTGATTCATAAAAAATCCGGTTAAATTTCCATCAGGATTTACTCCAGGACCTAGATATGTAGGAACCAATTCTCCTTCCGAATTATCACGATATACTAAAAAATTTCCCGATGTTGGTGCGATTATTACATTGACTGGCAAATAATTATAAGGCCAATTAGTGTAATTAGACCATTCATTTCTTAAATTTGAGTCACTTCTTTGGAAATAAAATAGCCAATCAGCAATTAATCCAATTGAGTCCAATTCAACTTTATTTGGTCCAGTAACATTGTGAAAAATATTTTCTTTGACTTGTTTTATTAAATATTTTTGTTCTGATGTGGCAAACAATTTTTCTTCATCATTAGATAAAAAACAATAAGTACAATTTAAATGTATATCTGTATTCCATAATTCACGTTTATCAACATATGAATTAATTCCTACTTCTATATCAGGGGGTGGTTGTAAAAATCTATAAAATTGCATGTACCATTGATTAAAATTTGGAGCAATGTAAGGATAATTATTTGTTTCATCCATCACATCACGTATAACAAATAATTCATTAATTGGTCGACAAGTAATATTTATGTGTAATTCATTATATTGCAATGATATCAATGGAAAAGCCATTTGTGATTTTAATCCGAACCAATTATTTAAAGGAATATATAAAATTCTTCCTCTTATAGAAGGTTCGGAACCGATTGAATCGTCGCTGTAATAAGAATTTGGATAAGCATTAACGCGTCCATCTGAATTTGCTGGGTTAATTATTTCAGGTGTATGTCCTATCATAGAATCAAATAATAATCTTTTTGTCCCATTGAAATCGCGTTGTACAGATGCCAATAAATAATCTCCCGAATACTCCTGTAAAGTATAATTTCCACATGTTATGCTAATTTTTTTAATTAATTTAGCTCCAATATATTCAATCCATTTAAATTCGTAAGGTGCCCATTTTTCCGAATTTCCAAGATTTTGAGATATGGTAACATCTGTGATGGGTTGTGGGGGTAATATTGGACTCCAAATATTAGGCAAATTAACTGATAAATAGCAATCCATTAATAAATCAGCATACCTTGGTATTTTAAATGTAAAATTAGATTCTTCGGTAAGTCTCAATGATTTTGCACCTTCGAAATCCACACGAAATTTTTGTAATCCAAAATTAGTATATTTACGATAAGTGGATTTAAAAAAAGATTTACTTGGATTGCCATTTAATAATATATTTTGTTGTCCAGTGGAAACTAAATTTAAAAGACCTCCAGGCATTATATTTATTATATTTATTTAATTTTAAAATGCTTTTTAAAATTAAACTACTTTTAAGATTAAATAAATATAATAAATATAAAATTATAAAATTACTTGATCTATATTTGTTAGAATGCGGTTTCCTTTTATAAAAACGAATTGTTCAGAATTCTAAAGTTCCCAAATAAGATGAGTACATTACATCTCCATACAAATACATATTCTTAGAATTTTTATTTGGCATTTTAAAGTAAAATCGATATCCTCATATATTGGCAATAAACATCCAATGTTCCATTCATTATTGAGTATTTTCTGGACATTAATATTTCGTTTGACAATATTGCATCAGGAAATGTTTTTACATATTTAGAAAGTGTAAAAAATGTCTTCTTCTATTAAATGTTCAAGTGTTTCCAAGTCTGTAGAAAATATATATGATTGAACATGAACCAATACATTTGGAATTTTAATGGTATTAATTGTACTACCAAATAATTTACAATTATTTTTATTTAATCCATAAATATAAATGTCAGTCAATTTTCCTTGAAAATTCGGTTTAAAAAATGGTCAGATAATTGAAGAATTTCAAAAAATAAAATGTGTATAATTTTTATATAAATTATTGGTTAATATTCAATCGATCCATCCTCCAAAATAATATTCTAAATTATCTCTTTTAAATGTGAAAATATTGTTAAAATTTGGTAAATCATTTTCAAATTGTATTGTTTTATAATTACATATAATCAAAAAATCAACTTTCGTAGATTTAAATATACATTTTTTGAAAAAATATTTAACACAATTGTTGTATATATGAAAAACATAAGGAATTAATATTTTCATTGTAATTTCTTGTTTAGACATTTTATAATATGAGTAATATTTATTATTTTTAACAAATAACCATTTTTAATTATAATATATTTTATTGTGTAAATATATTATAATGAATATAAATGATAAAACTGCTGTAACAATGATGATTTATATGTCCATATTCATTTTATGTATTAGTCTCGGAGTATTTGCTTATTATTATACATTGCAAAAAAGATTATGTAATAATATGAATACTTTATATGGAGATTTAAATGGAAAAATTAGAAGCATTGATTATAATTTGGAAGACTACAAACACAAATTAAAAGATTATTATATTAAAACAGCATACAATTGTTGTAGTGGTGGAAATTATTCAAATAGTTATGTTGATACGTGTATATTAAAAGATTTAATAAAACAAGGTGTTCGAGGATTTGATTTTGAAATATTTTCAATCGACGATGAACCTATAATATCCACAACAACTGATGATGACAACAATTATCATAATAAAAAAACATTTAATTATGTTAAATTTTCCGATGCTATTAAAATAGTAGATGATTATGCTTTTACTAATAGTACAGCTCCAAATTCAAGTGATCCCGTAATTTTTCATTTTAGAATTAAAAGTGACAATAATTCAATGTATAAAAATTTTGCAAAAATTTTAAAAAAATATTCCGAAAAAAGATTGCTTGATAAAACATACAGTTATGAATGTCACGGGAAAAATTTTGGAAATACTCCATTAATTAATTTACAAAATAAAATTTGTATAATTGTTGATAAAAGCAATCCATCATACATGGATACCCAGGAATTTTATGAATATGTTAATATGACAAGCAATTCGGCATTTATGAGAGCATTGAATTACTATGATATTAAATATACACCTGATATGAATGAATTAATTGAAGCAAATAAATTAGGAATGACAATTGGAATGCCAGATAAAGGAAATAATCCTGACAATCCAAGTGGAATAGTAATGAAAGAAATGGGATGTCAATTATTAGCAATGAGATATCAATTATACGATGATTTTATTCAAGAAAACAATATGTTTTTTGATATTAAAGGATTTGCTTTTGTATTAAAACCTGAAAGATTGAGACACAAAGATATTGAACTTCCTGCCCCTCAGGAACAGAATCCAAAAGTATCATATGCTACAAAAGATATATCTTCTGATTTTTATAGTTTTGAAATATAAATTTTAAATGCATATTATATAGTTATGTCAACTGAAACTTTATGTAAAGGATTAACTTTTAATGAATGTGAATTGGTTATATTACGTCAATCAATAGATCATGCTACATTTAAGACAAATCAAGAAGAACTAAAAAGTCCAGAAATAAAAATTATATTTGACATACTGGAAGATTTTATAAGAAAGAAAAAATTAATTTTATATGGTGGAACAGCAATTAATAATATTTTACCTAAAAAAGATCAATTTTATGATAAACGATATGTATTTCCCGACTATGATATGTATAGTTATGATGCCGTAAATAATGTCAAGGAATTAGTTGACTTGTATACATTTAATGGATTTGAAGAATGTGAAGCTAAATCAGCAATGCATGAAGGAACATATAAAGTGTATGTAAATTTTATTCCTGTTGCTGACATAACCCAAGTTCAAAAATCTCTGTTTGATTCTATAAAAAATGATGCCATTGAACTAAATGGAATATTATATTCACCTCCAAATTTATTGAGAATGTCGATGTATTTAGAATTGTCTAGACCATTTGGAGATGTATCTAGATGGGAAAAAGTATTAAAAAGATTGATATTATTAAATAAACATTATCCATTAAAAGCTCGAAATTGTAAAAATGCAAAATTGCAGAGAAATATAAAAATATCAAAATATGATGAGAAAAAAATATATAATATATTGAAAAAAATATTTGTTGATGAAAAAGTCGTATTTTTTGGATCTTATGCTCTTTCAAAATATTCGAAATATATGTCTAACAAATTAAATCGAAATTTTAAAAATAAACCAGATTTTGATGTATTATCTGAAAATCCAAAAAAAATTGCGGATACAATTAAAGAAACATTTACTAAAAATGATATTAATAATTGTAGTATTATAAAACATCATAAAATTGGTGAAATAATACCTGAGCATTATGAAATTGTAGTTGAAAATAATGCGCTTGCTTTTATTTATAGTCCTATTGCTTGTCATAGTTACAATACAATATCTGATGGTAAAACAAAAATAAAAATAGCAACAATTGATACCATGTTAAGTTTTTATCTAGCATTTGTATATATTAATTCGGAATATTATGATACAAATAGAATATTATGCATGTCAAAATATTTATTTGAAGTTCAGGCAAAAAATAGATTAGCGCAAAAGGGAGTTTTAAAAAGATTTAGCACAAATTGCTATGGGCATCAAAAAACATTGAAAGAATTTTTTTCAGAAAAAAGTTATAAATTTAAAAAAATAAAAAAAAATAGCAAGGAATATGAAAAATATTTTTTAAGATATAGAACTCCTAAAACTAAAAAAATATTTAATAAAAAAAAAACACGAAAAAATAATAAATTTTTTTTTAATAAAACACTAAAAAATATAATTTAATATGAAGATGTAAACAATATTTCTTAAATGTATAATTGAATAAAATTATTTAATTATACATTTAAAAAAATAAAAAAAAATATATTTAATAAAATAAAAATGTCAATGAATTTGGTATTTGATCCAATGTTGATGATAAATGAAAATATAAATTTAGAAAAAAACGAATTGCCATTTGTTAGCATATGTACTCCAACATTTAATAGACGTCCATTTATTCCATACATTAAAAAATGTTTTGAAAATCAAACATATCCTAAAGAAAAAATGGAATGGATCATTATCGATGATGGATTTGATCCAGTAGGAGATTTATTTGAAGATATTCCTCAAGTAAAATATTTTTATTTTCCAGAACACATGACTTTAGGAAAAAAACGAAATTTAATGCATACCAAATGTTCAGGTGATATAATTGTTTATATGGATGATGATGATTATTATCCACCTGAACGTGTATCTCATGCGGTTGAGAAATTGATGGCAAATCCAACAGCATTAGTGGC